AGGAGAAATTTGTCTACAAGGCATAAGTTTACTACTGTTGTTTTCATCTTTACGCATAACAGCAATTACTTTTTTACCTTCTACATCAATCGTATTCTCAAAAACAGTTGTTGAAGCTACTCTTTGTAGTTTAGTAGGACTTAAAAAGTCTACAACTGCCCTAGCTCCTGCAACAAGCCAATCTGTTATATCAGCTTGGTCTGTACCAGTGCCAGTTCCGAATCCTGTTAATGCATCTATTCTGTTTTCAAAATCAGCCATTACTTACCTTGTCCTATATATTTTTTCTTATAATGTTTACTACTCATCTTATTTCCAAACTTTGTATTATGGCTTTGACCTTGCCTTGTTTTCTTTTTACCGTTGCTATGTCTAGCTTGTGGTCCAAAACTTGGTCTTGCCATTATGCTCTTCTCTTTCCATTTCTTTTTCTAGCAAATGTACGCACATTTGTAGGCTTTCCCCCTACTCCTTGCTTCTTTGCTCTCTTTCTTCTTACGGCACTTCTTTTCTGTGCAGAAGTCATACTTGCTGCTTTTGAGGCTGGTACACACTTAGGATATTTTCTTTTACTACCTTTGGCAGATTTACGACCACATTTTTTGTGACCTCCACCTTTTTTCTTAGAACCAATGTCTACCCAGTTCTCACTGAACCATTTCCTAAGTCCACCTCTGTAAGCCATTAATATCTACCACCACGTTTTTTATATTCTCTAACAAGCCAAGCATTAGCATACGCTGATGGGTAAACATCAAACTTACGCTTAGCTGCTGCTTTAACTCTAGAATATAGTGCCTTGTTTTTTGGTGTAGGCTTACTACTTCTTTTTTTTCTTTTTACTGACTTTCTTTTTCTTGCCATAAACTTTTTTCTTCATTTTTTTTGCGTACATTTTATGTCCTTATAATTTACTTCCACTTAATAAGTGAGTTTATCTTCTTTTCTCTGTCTTTTGCATTTTTTTTCTGCGTTTCTTTTATATGGTCTCCCATATTTTTAGAACCAAAATTAATTTGGTCTTTTCTAATAGCTGCAGCCATAGGAGTATCTCTCATAACAAACTGTGTGCTCCACTTTGGTGGGTGAGCACGTTTACCACATGAAGGACAATTAAAATGACCTTCTTTGTTAGGCTTTTTACAATGCTGACAGTTAGCCATTAAACTTTAGTAATAATAATATATGCAATTCTAGTTCTATCTAACATAACTGCATTGGTCGCAACAAGCTTTGCATCGTCTATAGTTTCAATATAGTCATTAATTTCTTTTGCTAAAGAACCATCTACAGTGCTAGCTGATACACTTATATCGTTGATAATAACTTTTGTTACAGTATCAAAATTCGCCATTTTATTCTCCTATTATTTTTTATACACTTTTTCTGCTCCTGCTATTCCAAAAGAGCCTAATGTTACCCAAACAAATGAGTTGTAAACATAATCATTTATAATTAAATCTTTTCCCAATAACCCTGTTACAAGGTCTACAAGTCCGAATACAACCATAATAGCAAAGGAAATAAATCCAATGATTGCTTTTTCGTTATAATCGTTTTCGTCTTTAAATATTTTCCACATAATTCTTTTAAGCTTTTGGGAGAGCGTTTAAACGCCCTCCCCAGTAGCCTATACTGTTGTTATGCTATTGTAGTTGCATTAGCTGAGAAATCAGCATCACTTAGGTCTTTAACATAAGCTTGTGCAATCCACTGCGTACCATCAGAGACAATATGAATTCTGTCTCCTGGTGTAGCTGCAGCAGTAAACACAAAGAAGTCGTCACCAGTAGCCATAAAGTTACCAGCTGCTCCGTCTACTTCGTGAACTTGCCCTGCATTATCTCCTTGACCAAAAGCAACATTAACAACTTGGTCCATAGAACCGTCAGTTGCTGCTATTCCTTCTGTTACAACAATATCACAATACCAACCTTTGTTTGCAACGCTTGGTAATGTTAGTGTTGTTTCAGCAGTAGGATTTACTACGAATAGTTTTCCTGAATCTGCTGGAACTAGTGATTTGTCAGCTAAAACAGATTCAACTTCCATTTGTTTGAACTGCAATCCATAACTACCACTATTTTGTTCTAGTACATTTGATTTAGCCATCTTATACTCCTTCCACGTTGATTAAGTAATGAGATTCTGGTAAACATACCTCAAGACCTGCTTCAGTAAGAATCATGTCTTTTCTCAAGTCTTCATCTGCACCTTGTACATTTGTCATAACTTGAGTATCTCTATTAACACCGTTACCAACTAATGGTCTGTAATATAATTTACTCATATCAGCCATCATCATTAATCCAGATGAATGTCCTCTAAACAATGGTTCTTTAACCATGTATACAGAACCGTGGATAGTGTTGATTTCCATTAACTGGTGACCAAACTGTCCTGATAATTCATCCATATTAATTTGATATTGACTTGAAGCTGTTGATAAATCAGAAAAACTATTATTACCCATTTTATTGAAGTAAGAAATTACAGGAAGAGAAGCTAATGCTAATCTTTCGTTACTTCCACCTCTAGCTGGGTCAAATAGTACTTCAAAGTCACCTAATAGTGCATCATAAGTTAATTCAGATGTTGCATATTGTTTAGCGTATGCTTTACCTGATTCATATTCTAAAGCTGCATTTCCAGCTTTAAAAGTACTGTTTTTAATGATGTGTCCTACTAGACCTTCTGAATATTGAATACCATCTACTCTTGCTTTTTGATTAAAAAGCATAGCTCTTTCAATATCAATTTTGTGCTCTCTCATTTTCATAGCTAGCACTCTTTCAAATTCGTTGGAATATCCACGAAGTTGAGTTGCGTATGCAGTGTTTGTAACCTCAGCTGCAGTTTTGAAGATTTGAGTATATCCAAATCCGTCATCAATGCTTTCTGAGAATACGTCTGGAGAACCAGAACCTTCTGCGTATGCTGAACCGATGATTTGACATCTGTCTTCATCAGCGATACTATCACTACCTGTTGTACCTGATACAGAAATACATTTTGCTAAGAATGTAGTGTCAGAACCATTATCTACTGGTGCATTTTCTACTCTTAATATTGCATTACCATATCCTGCATCTGAACCTGCAGCTCCAATAGTTCTTACTGCTACAACCATCCCTTTTACAAGAAAGTCTACAGAAGCTCCACTTGATGTCGCTGTTTCTACGGTTACTGAGTAATTTGTACCTGCTACTACAGTTCCTACAGCCCCTTTAATAAAGAACTCTCTACTGGTATAACTAATCTTTGACCTATCTTCAAGATAACGGAACAAAGAGTCGTCAGTAGGAAGTTTAGCTGTTTTTGATAAGTACACGAAGAATGGTGATTCTTCAGGTGCTAATTCAGCGATTCTATCACTGAAGTTAAACAGTCTTCTTTGGTCAGGAGCAACACCAGTACCAGAAGCACCAGTTGCTGTAGTGGAAGCAGTTAAATTACTTGCTTTAAGTTGTCCACTTGTTATTGCCATTTTATTTCCCCTTTACGATTTATTTTTTAATATTGCCACGTATAGAGTTTGGGTTACCTGCTTTCATAATATTGGACCACATACTATCTTCATCAGATGCTTTAGGAGGTTGTCCACCTTGAACTAATCCAGCTGATTTAGGTTTTTGTTGTGTTCGCTTTACGCTTTCAATATTTTCATTTACTTGAGGTAAACCGTTTTTATTTGTATTCCATACGTTAAACAATGTCTCTAAAGGAAGTTGTTCTTTAGGTTTTGTAACAAAATCTACAAAGTCGTTTGCATCAGTTTCAGACATCTTGTATTCAGTTTGTGCTCTTAATTTAAGAGTGTCCACTTGACGCTGTGCTTCTAAACGACCCATATAGTCATTCATTTTTGAGCTTACAGCATCATCAATCTCTTGTTGTCTTAATTGAAACGATTTACTATTTGGATTTGTATACGCATCCCAAGGATTAAATTCCTCTTCATTTATTTGTATTTGCTCTTTGTCCTGTCCTTTACCCCCTGATAAGTGGTCTCTGACAACATCTACCAGCTCAGGATTGTCCTGAAATAGCTTTGCTACTGGTTTTACTTTGTCTAACTCAGCCTGAGCTTTATCATACATAGACTGGAATTTACGTACATCATCTTCTTGTGGTACGTCAGAACTCAAATCCTGTTGAATCTCAGACTCACTTATATCATTATTTTCAGAAGTTTCAGAACCTTCTAAAGTTTCATTTTCATTTATATATTCGTCACTCATTTTATTTTCCCTTTCCGATGTGCTGTTTATTGTTCACCAATATCTTCTGACAGTAATGAATTTATTCCAGCCTGCACCTGTTGTTCTTGTTGACGTTTGGTTCTTTCTGTATTTACTTTCTGTTGAGCCTTTGCCCCAGTAACCACTTTATTAAGGTCAGTTTTAAACTTCTGTACCTCAACACGTTTTCTGTCAGACATAGACTCTCTTTGGGCAGTTTGTAAATCACCAGAAAGAATTTTTATTTGGTCTTGTAATTGTTTAATAATACCTTGCATTTGCTGTACTTCTCCAGTACGCTGCAGAACTCCTTCTTTATCAAAGATTTCTGTTTTCTTTAATGCTTCAGTTCTATCAATCAATCCTAGTTGATATGCTTCTAGATACATTTGATATTCAGCGTGTTTATTATTAGGCATTGTTGAGCCTGAAATAATACGAACATCAAATTGTCCTGCAGTTATATCGTTTTCTATTTTGACCAATTCTTTTGTTTTATCATCATACAATCTATTATTAATAGCAAACTGTGTAATATCATTGTTTGGTTGTACGATTCTAAATTTCTTTTCAAATGTGTAGTGTTCTTTAGACATTTGATATAAAACCTTCCCAAGCTGTTGCAATGCCATTTCAATGTCACGCAACTTTGAAGCACCACGACCTTCTCCCATTTGTGCTAGTAGCATTGTGCCACGAACACTTTGAGGTGCACCCTCTTTGAACCCCTGCAATAGTTCAGGAACTCCGAAGTTTAAGTCAATATAACGCTCTACTTGATTTATAAGAGCATAAAACTGACTAGTTAAAGGTTGTGGAGAAGGAAAATGTGGTTCTCCATAACTTGGGTCATATTCAATTACAGCATTAGGATTAGCCCAATCTTTCTCAAGTTGTGAAATGCTTTCAACACTTCCTTGTGGTACTAATAGTTTTAGACCAGCAGAAGTTTGAGCATGAGATAATGCAAGAGAAAATAACTTATTAAGCAATCTCTGCATATCTTTAACTTTATTCACATCTGATTTAGGGTATGGTGTATTAGTCCATATATTTGGTATAGGAACGATAGGGTAAGTATCAGTGTCCAATATAGTTTCATACAAAAGGACTTGCCCTAATGATGCTGTAACTTTAATTCTTGTTTGTGGTATTTCTACAAAAGCAAATGTATTATTGTTAAACTTAGCTTCATTATCAGCCATAAACATTTCAAATGCTTCTGAACTCATAATTGTTTCAGTATTGTTTTGTTGGTCAGCTACTCTGTAATAAGGAACTCTTACTTTACTAAAACGTTCAATAATACGATAACGTTGTGCTATTGTACTTTCATAATCTTTGTCTTCTACTTCAGCAGGTGTAAATATATTTTGTGAGTTTTTCTGCTGTGAGTCAGGGTAATCATCATAATAGTCAGACATATTGTGTGTTTCAATGTTTGGTAGAAACTCTTCTACATCTGGATATAAGTCTAATAACTGCTCTTTAGTTAAGATTGTAGACATTAAAATGTTTGCAGCATCTTTAAAATACCTGTCTCTAGAAGCAGGGTCTACGTACACTCTAAATGGATTTACGTGAGTAAACATAACTTCTCCTCTACCATAATCTGCTTCTGGTTCTGTGTATGCATAAAAGTAACCAATACCAGCAGTAGTATAATCGTGTACAGCTTGTTTGAAGTGATGCTGCCCATCTGATATATCATAAATATATTCTAATAATGTTCTCCAAACGTTAGCTAACTTAGTATCTGAATCTTCTCTAGCTGTTACACCAAACTTCACAGGTCTTGATGTCATTAGAGATTTTAGCTTATCTATAGCAGCATATATTCTATCAATAGTAAAATCTGCTTGACCTACAGATTGTAATACTTCTGACTCTTCTTCTGTATAATGATTCCCTAGTGTAAAATCTATTGCATCTCTAGCTTCAACATCCCAGTCTCTTCTAGCTTCTGCATAACGTTGAAAAATTTCTCTATTTTCTCTTGCTTTGTCGTCTTCTTTAATTCTTGACATTATTTGCCTCTTTCATGCTTTGTGCCCTTAAGTGTGTAAATATACTTTACTCTTTTATCTTTGTCTTTACCAGCGTTGTAAATAGCTCTTCTTTTATTTTCTGCATCAACAGTAAATCTTTCCATAATCCTTCTTGTTTTATCTTTAGTTCTTTTACCAAAGTTGTATAATCTTCTTCGTAAACCTGCTGTATCTATTTTCATGCTTTCTCCATATACGGTTGTAAAAATTCTTTATAAAATTCTTTATTTCTACCCAATCTTCTTTTTTTTCCTTCTGGGTCTTTAAATACTCTTTCATACTGCTTAAACCCAGGTCTTCCTGGGTCATCTTCTAACGCACCTTCTACATTGTTATGCATTAAAAATTTTGCAGTTGTTGGAAACTTTTTCAAACTTCCTAAGTTAAAGCAATAATCAGATAGGGCATACTTCATCCTATCCTCTACATTAGTCCATTTTCTATTATTAGAAATACAATAATTTTTTGCTTTTACAAAAGAAATTTGTGCTTCATGCAACAAGAGGTCTTCTACCTCTCTTTCACTCAATCCTGTTTTCTCATAAGTATTTTGTTCTTCAAGTCTTTTTAGTTTATATCCGTAACCTATTGTTTTCAATCCACCTTCAGGTGAATCATACGGATAAAACTTTCCCCCTACTTTATTTGCGTACCCTTCTACCCTTTTTAAGTAGTCAATGTATTCTTCTAATGTATAATCAGATACCATAACCCTGTTTAATTTAAAACAAGCTAAGGGGCGAAATCTCATATTTTTAATCCTGTCATCCAATTTATTTTTGTACGTGCTTGTGTAGGAAAATCATCAGGTCTTTCATACTCATCATTTTTTATAGTTCTACTTCTAGGAGGCTTTGCAAAAAAGTCAGCATAATACAGTCCATCAAGCAAGTCATCATGCTTACCTTTAGGAAACTCAAAGATTTCATCTATTAGTTCTGAATGTTCTTTTTTAATGTATAACTTCTTTGTATTTATTATACTACCTAATGACATTTCTAATCTATCTTCTTTTTTAATACCATGTGGAGGTCTTACACCTTTATTTATTCCAGGCAATAATCTTTTTTCTTTTCTTGCCATACGCTCTACCATATCACGAACCATTTCTTGTGCACCTACTGTTTCTACAGCACATCTACGTATTGGTGAGTATTTCTTAGCCATTTTTAATATTTCGTCTGGCATATCAAACGCTGGTATCTTATCGTGGTAATAATCTATTACATATCTGTTTTTGTCTGCATCCATACCCATAACTACAATAACTTGATAGTCTGAAGTACTAGATGCTGTATGTGCTAAATCAACACCCATATAAGTGTAAATAGGTATCATTTCTTTGTCATCTCTTAAATATGTAAACTGTCCATCTGTGTGAAACTCATAGTTATGATAATTTATATTATCCATTTTAAAAGAAGCTGAAGCAGCATCTCTAGCATCGTTTAGATATTCTTGAGCGAACTTATCTACCTTACCTGCTTCTATGTATTCTTTTCTTTTTTGATTTAACTTAGATAATGGAAACTGTTCTTCCCATGCTGGTTTACCATCTTCTATAGCACGAATAAATGTTACATCCCATGGATATTTCTTTTTAGCTTTTTCTGCATCTTGCCAACCATCTACAATGTTTTGTAAGAATGCATCATAGTGTACGATTGTACCAGATAACCATATCCATCCCTCTTTACCAGGACTTTCTTCTAGAGATGGGTATACCGTAGATACAATCCATTGTTTAATCTCATCTCTACGTATAGCAGTTTTTGTGTTGAGCTCTGACTCAAAGTCATCCAGTATAATACCTGTATAACGTGTATCTACCTCAGCACGACCTCTAAGACGCTGTGAAGTACCTTTTGCTATAATACG